GGTTAAAGTCGTCTAACGGGTCGAACGGCATATTCGGCCACGCTATTGGCACTAAAGGCCGGAGCGTGTCCATCTGACCTTTGAACCGGGTCAAGATCGTGTCGTAAGTAGTGGAGAAACTCATAGGTCACGCCTTAGTTTTAGGGCTTGCTGAACCTCTGCAATAGATATAGCGACCATACCCTGCGGGGCTTGGTCGCTCCATGTGCCTGTCTCAAGGCGGTTGATATAGGGCAGGTTATTAGTGATCCAAACGGAATAACCCGGTTTCCAATCTTTATATAAGCGGTCTAATGCGATAATCTCCAACTTTCTTCTGTCGGAGAGGAGTTTTCTATTCGTTGCTTTTCTTTTTCTTGCCCTACCTACTTTTTTTAAATCGGGCGATCTAAGCGCAAGTTGCCAGTTCGCTCGCGCTCGACCTGTATCAACCGGCGTTCTTTGTATAATCTTAGAAAATAAGTCAAAAGCCGCAGAGCGGAAAACTTCCTCTGCGTTCTCTTGTGCGGCTTCTAACGCCTCGTCAAGGGCAACGCTGAACACCTCAATATTGCGCTCGTTCGACATTAGGCCCGTGTGTGCAAGTAATGTATTACGTCCGTTGCTCCGGCTCTTACCGTCTTGACGGCGATCACCTCCAACTTCTTAGAGTCGTCTACGAACTCGTCGCCGGGTTCGGGCGTAAAGTCGCCGTTGTCCCCTTTGGCCGCTATGATATATTGGCGGTCTGAGTCTTTGACGACAACGCCGTCCCTCTGGGAGTGCGTAAAGTCGTCGAGGATGCCGTAAACGGTTTGATTCGTCGTAGCGGTAGACTGCACCTTCCACGGCGTAGCGGAGACGGGGGTCTGCGTATCCCTATTGAGGTCGTAGGTTGTGCCGAGGTTTTTTATAAGCCTCAAGGCCATGTCAGCCTTTGCCGCTGTATTCATTTAAACGCCCTCTAAGCCCTGTCTAAGTCGCCCGTCATCGCGCCGCGCCATGTTCCCAGACCGCCAATGATGCGCGTCAGAATGGGCATATACGGCTCTACAGCGGCACCAGAGAAATACTCCACGCGAACGGGGCCGACCTGCTCCAGTTTAGTGTCGCCGCCCCTATCGTAATTCTCGTTCAAGGGCTTGCTAATATGTAGCAGGGCAAGTTCGCACGTTGCATAACGCACCCGCTCCGGCACGGCGTTGGTCGGTATGGTTCGGTTCTCGTTGTCGGTCGCATCAGAGCGCGGCCACCCGAGCGGTTGCGTTAGACTGAACACCTCGCCGGTCCACTTAAACATACCGTCAATGGTTGTGGTCGCGTAGCGTAGCGCACCCTCTTTTATATCTTGGTGCGAGTTGGGCCAGAGTTGCGGGTCGCCGTGGTTCTCAAAGTAGGTTGTGGCATCGGCAACCGATATATAGCTGTCGGCATTGGGGACGACAGAACCGTCCTCTACGATTAGAGCCATTTATTTATTTGTCCTCGTCCGAGGTGCCGGTGCTTTCTGATTTCTTGCCGCGTAATGAAACGCGTTTTTTCGGCTTGGCTTTTTCTTCGCTGTAGCCTTCGCCCTTCCAGTATTTCTCTGCATCCGATCCGGCATCAACAACCACCGTCTCGTCGCCCTTGTACAGTTCTTTAGTTTCCATCATTGCCCCTAATTTTTAGTGAGGGGCAGAAGTCGCCCCCTGCCCCTCACTGGTAAGATTAGCCCAAGACGCGAGATTAACCCAAGACGCGGGTCAACAAGTCGCCCTGTATTACCTTTGCGCCACAGAGTACGTCAATGCTGATCGTGTCGGTCTTGGTCGAACCGTCATAGTCAAAGACGATACGCAGACCCAAGCCACGGTCGGCGATGTATTCGGCGCGAGCCGCACCAGAAGGCAGTTCCAGAGGAACAACCGCATAAGACAGCCCGTTGGGGTGTCCGGCGATGTTGATTTGGTGGTCGGTCGTCTCGAACGTCAGAGCCGCGTTGTCAGCAACAGCGGCACCGAGACCCGTCTCCTCAATCGTGATAGAGGTCGAGCCGTTGGTCGAAAGGACTACGTGCTGCTTGGTGTCACCTGCAACCGTAAAGACATCACCGGCAACGATGGTATTGCTACCCGTGTCAACGGTCAAGGTCGTTGCACCTGCGGCAAAACCGGCTCCGTTATTGATGAGATAGCCCGTCGGCCCATTGGTGTCGTGCGTGGCGACATTCTGGTCCATGTAGTAATCCATGCCGAGGATGCGGCCCATGCTCGCCTCACGGAGCGCAGAACCGTCGTCGCCGCGTTGATCGGCCTGTAAGACCTGCGTGACGTTGCCGAGCATATCGGCCTTAGCTTGGCTGTCGAGGATACACATACGGCCACGCGTCGGCACCTTGAGGTCGTCAAGTTTCTTGACAACGCCAACCATGTCAGCCAATGAGTCGGGCGGGTCTCCGGCAGTCCCAACAAAGTTGGGAATCTGGGAACCCTTGCCGAGGATGTAGCTATCAATGCTCTGCGCGATAGCGGCCACGGCAGGCTCAAGCAACTGCTGACGGAAGTTTTCAAGGTCAAGCGTCCACTGCTTTGACGTAACGGCAAAAGTAACGTCAAAATGCTTTTCAAGCGTCAAGTCGCGGCTTGATTCGGTCGCGTCTTGCGTTGTGGTCGTGGTCGTGAACTCTTGAGCCGTAAAGCTCGCAGGGCCACGGACGGCGATTGTATCGCCAACCTTCGCGCCGCGGAACTCGTCGGCATACGAGCGGTTGAACAGGTTAGCCGCAACCAGTTCATTTTCAAGAATCAACAAAGCCTCGCGGCCAATTATACTCGGGGTTAGAAACGTGTTAGCCATTTCCTAAAATCCTCTTAGTTGTGATGGCGTTACGCAGGGTCCGCTCTTTATGCGGGAATGAGTCCCTGCTCTCGCGCCTGTCTATATTCGTTTAACGACATTGACGAAACCTCATCCGGCGTGTATTCACGCCGCGCACCACCCTGCTGAGTCGTGCTGTCTGGTGTTGTTCCACCTCCAGAGTGACCGTTGGCCTTGAATGCCACCGCGAGGTCTGGGTCGTTTCTTCGCTCGGCTACGAGGTCAGCAAACCCCATAGGAGTCAAGTCTTGCCCCTTTATTCGCGGCGTTCCTTCGCCGTCAACGATCTCCACAACAACTTTCCCCTCTTCGTCAGTTCGTGCGCGGACCTCGTTCTTGAGTATCGGCATCAAAAGGCGCGGATTTCCTCCCGCCTCTATGATTGCATTTTGTAACTGGCTGTCAATCAATAAATCTTTGATCTGCTCCATACGAGCGTCGGCAAGACTTTGTATGGGCGCGGTTGCCTTTTCGACATTCTCGCGAGCAGATCGCTTGACGCTCTCAAGTTCGGCCTTCATCCGAGAAATAGCCTCGGACTCTTCGCCTTGTGAGATTTGCATTGACTCCAGTTGGCTTAATGCCTCGGCCAACTCTTGTGGGCTTCGCCCTATTGCAGAGAATTGCTTAAGACCCTCCTCTGCCTTAGTAGCCCGGTCTTTGAGTTTGCCGAGCGTGGATTTAAGCCCTTGCACATTTTCCAACGCATATCCGCTCTCGTCGGACACTGACAAAATATAACCACCCGCGTCTGATTCCGCATAATACTCTTTCAAGTTCTCCGGTATATCGTCGGCAGATTCGTATATAGGTTTAAGCATTGCATCCCCTTCGGTGATACCTGCAACTCGGCAGGGTTTCAAGTGATACGGGCGACTCGCGCCTGTATTATTTTACGAAGCCCTTTTTCTTTTTTCAAGGGCTTTTAATTGCGGGAGTGTTAGCAGTTTCCCGTTGTTATTAGTAAACTCATTTATTTTGATCCTGTTCCCCCTAAAGAGGGCCGCCCGGCTTGGGCCGAGGATCTGGTCTTGCACCTCTTTGGGTTGTCGCCGGAGCCATTTATTATATGTAACATCTGACGGCACCGCGCCATTCATTGATGCGCGAGCACCGACCGGCGCGTCAGCCACGTCAAGCCCCAACTCGCGGTAGCTTTTCAAGACCGGGGTCATCGTACACCGGCAATTTATGTGGGCCGGTGGCTGACGGTGCGCCGTGCCGGGGTTAAACACTTTACCATCCAGACCACCGCAAACCGGACAGGTGCGCGTGTCTAAAGTCGCCACCCATTTTATGCCCTTTATAATATCGTCGTTCTGGGCGAAAGTCTCCTGCCGGGCCGCATTCGAGACGTTGTTTATTGAGGTCCGGACGATGGCTTCGGCCTTGCGGCGCGTCGTGTAGAGTATGCCGTCGGTAAATTTATTGGCCCTTGTTCCGCGCACCCGTTGCACCATCTGTCCGACCGTCTGACCCTCTGCCGCGCCAAGCCTAATGGCGCGTTCAAGCTCTTCCTGTGTTGAGCGTTGTAGCTTGTTAAACCATCCCGATAACGGAGTCCCGTCTATCGGCGTATTGATCGCAATCGACCGCAACAACTCAGCCGAGGGAATGGTTGTATCCAAGACGACCGGCGACGCTTCGTCAAGAAGGTCGGCCACCCATTCGGCCTCATCCCGCGAAAGCTCTGCGAGCAATGGAGTCAAGCCCTGCCGCGCCTCGCGAAACCGTCGCTCATTTATTGCGCGCAAATAGCCAAACAACTTCTTCATTCGCGCCGTCGTCGCCACGCCCGGGTCAACGCCCAACTGGCCGATCTTCTCATAGCGGCGAATCAACTGCGCGAGGATATCTTGCTCCATGTCGTCAAGCAGTGCGTTGACCTTCTTGACTTCCGTCCCGCCCAACTGTTGCAGATATGCTTGATGCCGGATAACGCGGTCCATGACCTCTTCGTTGAGCGTCAACGATTCGCCGAGGTCGCGGATGTCAACTTGCTTGTTCAAGCAGATTCCTCAGCGATAGCGGACTCCTCTACGAGAGCAGGTCCATCCACCATAAATGGATTTTCTGTTTCAAGTCCTGCCAGTATTTCTTCAACATCGACAGCCTCATGGTATAGCCCCCTTCGCTTGCGCTCGGCTAAATAGGTGCGGCGATCCAATACGCCGAGTTTGTAGTCCTCGCGTATCTCTTCCAGTTCGCGGCCCGTCGCCGCGCTGTATCCTAAATCTTCGCTAATAGAAACCGCCGGAGCGTCTAAGGCGCGTCCGGCCCATTCTGCCGACAGCGCGAGTGCTTGCTGTAGTCCATCCTCTAACAGCATGACGTAGGCCTCAAGGTCGCTGATCTCACGGCTTGCCTCTATCGCCAGTTCCGTGGCGGTAGGGTTGCCGCTCTTCCGCTCGACCGGAGCCAATGCGAGGCTTTCCATCTGTTGCTCTAATTGCCGGAGCGCGTCAGAGCCGACCTTGACGGCTGATCCGTCGGTCTCTATGACCTCGACATCGCTCTGTGGGTCTTTGTTGCCGAAAACTTTATACGGCCCAATCTCGACCGATGCGACATCTTCCTTGCTAAACCCACGGAAGAACAGCATAGGCACACGCGCCACAGATTCAATGTTGTCTTGGTCGGACTGGTTGC